TAGTCCAGAATGCAAAATGTGGATAGAAGCATTTGACAAAGCTGGTACTTAAATATAATTGCATTATAAGGAAGTCTTATGACTATTGACAAATTCCCCGTTGTCTCAACACAGCTTATAGAAGCACTTAGGGAATTCTTCCCCATCACCGAGAGAACTCTGGCTGAATCACATGATGAAATCCAGAAAACTCTAGGCATGTATGACCTGATTAATTTCCTCGAATACGTCAATGACGTTCAAACTAACCCCGACTCGGAGTAATAACTATGTGTTTTGGTTCTCAACCTAAACCTAATCCACCGCCACCACCACCAGCCGACCTTGCACCTTCTGCACCTCGCATTGGTGCGAATGGTGACGTGGACAGTAAGCGTTCACAAACCAACAAGAAGAAGAGAGGTACATCTAGCTTGCGGATTGATTCCCAAGTAGGCGGTACATCTGCTTCTGGTCTTAACATTCCAAAGAAGTAAATCTATATGACAGCTATACGCCAACGCTATGAGCGTTTGGAAGCGGCTCGTCAACCTTTCCTTGATAGAGCTAGGGATGCTAGTAAGTTAACCATCCCTTCTCTTCTACCTCCTGATGGGCATTCAGCACATTCAAAGTTATACACTCCGTTCCAAGGTATTGGAGCGCGTGGTGTAAACAACTTATCTTCTAAAATGTTGCTGGCTTTATTACCTCCAAACTCACCGTTCTTCCGCTTAACTGTGGATGACTTTAAGTTACAGGAGTTAGCTCAAGAAGAAGGTGCAAGGGCAGAAGTTGAAGAAGCGTTATCCAAAATTGAACGTGCTGTAATGTCAGAGATTGAAGCTTCTTCAACTCGTATTGCCGCATTCGAAGCTATTAAACACCTGTTAGTTGCAGGCAACGTACTTCTATATCAACCTGATAAAGGTGGTATGCGAGTATTCCATTTGGACCGCTACGTTCTTAAACGTGACCCAATGGGTAACCCACTAGAAATCATCACTAAAGAAGATGTGTCACCTAGTGCTTTGCCTGAAGAGATACGTGACTTGCTAGACACGTCTGATGAAGACACTAGCCAAGATGAACCCGTAGCACTGTTCACGCATGTCGTCCGTAGGGATGGTAAGTGGAACGTGTCACAAGAAGTAGCTGGTATTCCCGTACCTGAAGCAACGGGTACTTATCCTCTAGATAAATCTCCTTGGATTCCATTACGACTTAGCCGTATCGATGGTGAGTCCTATGGCCGTGGTTATGTGGAAGAATACCAAGGCGACCTAAACTCCCTTGAGACTCTTACACAAGCTATCGTTGAAGCCGCAGCCGCTAGTGCCAAGGTACTATTCTTAGTACGTCCCAATGGTACGACACGTGCGCGAGTCCTAGCTGAAGCCCCTAACGGAGCTATACGCGAAGGTGACGCTAACGATGTAAGTACACTGCAAGTCCAGAAGTCTGGCGATATGCAGATAGCTTTCCAATCCTCACAGGAAATCAAAGAGCGTTTGTCCTTTGCCTTCCTTATGAATTCCTCAGTCCAGCGTAAAGCTGAACGAGTGACAGCCGAAGAGATTCGCTACATGGCTTCCGAATTGGAAGATGCCCTTGGTGGTATCTACTCAATCCTGAGTCAGGAATTCCAACTCCCATTAGTAAACCGCCTATTACTCCAGATGCAAAAGCAGAAGAAAGTTCCGCAATTGCCGAAGGGTTTGGTGTCTCCAACAATCGTTACTGGACTTGAAGCTTTAGGCCGAGGCCATGACTTAAATAAACTAGCTGCCATGCTCGACCATCTAGCTCCTCTAGGCCCTGAAGCAATTCAGAAGTACATGAACATCGGTGATTATATTACCCGTGTAGGTACTTCATTAGGTATGGATATGGATGGCTTGATTAAATCTTCAGAAGAGATGCAACAAGAAGAACAGCAAGCAATGGCGATGCAAACTGGACAACAGTTAGCCCCTCAAGCCTTTGACGCTATGAAAGAGCAAATGCAACCCCCACAAGGAAATGAATAAACAACATGGTAGATTCTGTAAATATTGCCCAAGGTGAAGGCGAAGATGACCAAGCGCACATTGATGCGATGGTAGCTAAAGCCAACGGTGATGCACCCCAGACCCCAGACAACCAAGACACACCTGATGAAGGTAGTGAACGGCCTGAGTGGTTACCAGAGAAGTTTAAGACTCCAGAAGATATGGCTAAGTCTTATGCTGAACTTGAAAAGAAGATGTCAGGCGGTAAAGAACCAGAAGCTCCTGCTGCTGATGAAACACCTGCTGAGATTCCAACCAACGAAGATGCTAAAGAAGCTGCCACTAACGCAGGATTAGACTTCGATGCTCTGCAAACAGAGTACGGTAAGGATGGACAGTTATCTGATGAAACCTACGAGGCCATCAATAAGTCCGGCATTCCACGTGATGTAGTTGATTCATACATCGCTGGTCAAGAAGCACTAGCCACAAGCATACGCACTGAAATGTTCAGTACCGTAGGCGGTGAAGAGAGCTATGGCACTATGATGCAATGGGCTTCCTCAAGTCTGGATAAGACTGAAGTCGATGCATATAACAATGTCATGGGAACCTCTGACCCAGCCCAAATTCAATTGGCCGTTCGCGGTCTTCACGCTAAATACCAAGCAGAAAATGGAAGCAACCCTTCTCTAATCTCTGGTGAAACTACTGCAAATGCAGGGACAAAGTTTGAAAGCGTGGCACAGGTTACGGAAGCAATGCGTAATCCTAAATACAAGACTGACCCTGCGTTCCGCAAGCAAGTCGAAGCTAAGTTAGCGCGTTCTAGCGTTATCTAAAACCCTTTCGCCCCGACCCTGTTCGCCCAAAAATCAGAGGCCACGCAGAACTGGGGCAACCTCCTCTTATAAAGCTCAAAGCTAAACCACTGACAAATACATTGCCCTTGCGGGGGACAACACTGTGGAAGTCACGGAAAGGCCGAAGCCTCAAGAGAACAAAAACTTGAAACTTCAATACCTCTCTAAGGACTATTAAAATGAGTAATGCAACTGTATCAAATCTTGGCCAAGTAAATGGCGCTGGCGCAACTGATGCGCTATTTCTAAAGCTATTCGCTGGTGAAGTAATCACACAATTCGAAGAAAAGAACGTAATGGCTCCATTGCATTCTGTTCGTACAATCTCTAACGGCAAGTCTGCCTCATTCCCAGTTATGGGTACTGCTACTGCTTCTTACCACAATGTTGGTGAAGAAATCCTGGGCGGTTCTATCAAAGCGGCTGAGAAGATTATCTCTGTTGATGGGCTTTTAGTAGCACCAGCGTTCATTGCGAACATTGATGAAGCTAAGAACCACTATGATGTTCGTTCTACTTACACTAAAGAGTTAGGCAACGTACTAGCTAACACCTATGACAAGAACATCTTGCGCGTAGTTGTACAAGCTGCACGTGGCGCTGAGACCATCACTGGTTCTGGCAAGTCTGGCACTGTAATCACTAAGGCTAACTTCACCTCTTCTGCCAACATCATCGCTGCTTTGTTTGCGGCTGCTGAAGAAATGGACGGAAAGGACATTCCTGAAGATGACCGTTGTGCTGTTGTATCTCCAGCCATCTACTACAAGCTAGCTCAAGACACTACTGTCATGAACAAAGATTGGGGCGGTGCTGGTGCATATGCAGACGGTAAGGTTCTACGTATTGCTGGTATCACTATCGTTAAGTCTAACCACATCCCAACTGGTGTGCAGACTGCTACTTCTGGTGAGAGCAACACTTACCACGCTGACTTCACTAAGACTAAGGCTGTGGTATTCCACAAGTCTGCTGTCGCTACAGTTAAGTTAATGGACCTAGGCCTTGAGTCTGAGTACGACATCCGTCGTCAAGGAACTCTATTCGTAGCTAAGTATGCTATGGGTCATGGCGTATTGCGTCCAGAAGCTGCTATTGAATTAGCACTTGCATAAGCATTAAGTACGTTTCTAACTTATAGAAACACTCTAGGGGAACTTCGGTTCCCCTTTTTTTCATTTTTAAGGATTCACTACCATGTCTCTAACACCTACAACTGAGCTTGAAGCCGTTAACACCATGCTCAATACCATTGGTGAAGCTCCAGTGAACACCTTGGTCAACATGACTTCAGTCGATGCAATCACTGCACTGTCTGTATTACGTTCTGTTAACCGCAGTGTCCAAGCTGAAGGCTGGTTCTTCAATTCTGAAACCGACTACCCGTTAGTCCCAGACCAGAATAGTAATCTACCACTACCTACGAACATCATGGCCGTTGACTCATCACGCGAGTCCAATGCCTATGAACTAGTTCAACGTGGCGCACGGGCGTATGACCGTAAAAACCATACATACACGTTCACGCAAACAGTGAAATGTGACCTAATTCTACTCCTGTCCTTTGAAGAAATTCCAGAGGCAGCACGTAACTACATCGCTCTCCGAGCAGCACGAATCCTACAAGACCGCTTACTAGGCTCTGACTCTCTACATGGTATGAACCGTGAAGATGAGTACCACGCCTTAACAACGCTACGTCTTATGGAATCTGAGACTGCTGATTATAACATCCTGACAGGTAACGCAGACGTATACCGAATCCTAAAGAGGTAAGACATGGCACTTGTAAGTAGCTCAATACCTAACCTCGCTAACGGGGTATCACAGCAATCCCCTAGCGTTCGCTTGAACTCTCAAGCAGAAGAACAGGTGAATGCATTTAGTTCAATTATCAGTGGTTTACGTAAGAGACCACCTACCCAGTATTTAGCTACTTTGGTGACCGATGCCGTATCCACAGGTAACTACTTTATCCACACCATTAACCGAGATGTCACAGAACGCTACATCGTGGTGGCTGACAATACCTCACTCAGAGTGTTCGGTTTTGATGGAGTTGAATACACAGTCAGCACTCCTCAAGGTTACTCTTACTTGTCTAATGGCAATCCTTTAATTGATTTTAAGTCGGTAACCATTGCTGACTACACCTTTATATTAAACAAAGCAGTAACCACTGTAGTTAACCCAAGTACCTCCACAGCGGCTTGGCCTGAAGCTATAGTCCACTGTAAGCAAGGTAACTACTCCACTGACTACAAGATATATTTGGATGATGTAGAGAAGGCAAGTTATACCACCAGTGATACTGTGAAAGCTGACCTGAAGACGAACAACATCGCTAACCAATTAGCCACCCAGTTAGTGGCCAACAGCGGTTCTGTTTACACAATCACATGGGATGGTTCTGCTGTCCTTATCCAACGCACAGACGGCCAAGACTTCACTCTACGGACTGAAGACTCTTATGGTAACCAAGCACTTATAGGTGCTAAAGGTTCTATCCAACGCTTCTCTGATTTACCTAGACGTGCCTTTGATGGCGTGAAGATGAAGGTAGTTGGTGAAGAGTCTTCTGAAGCTGATAATTACTACGTTGAGTATGAGTCAGGGGACACCGCTCAAGGTATTTGGAAAGAGACCCTTGCTGATGGTGAAGACTCTACGCTAGATAACTCCACAATGCCGTGGAAGTTGACCCGAGAAGCTGACGGTAACTTCACCTTCCAGCCTAATGAATGGGACAGTCGTGCCGTGGGTGACTCATTCTCATCCCCAGACCCTTCCTTTGTAGGGCGTAAGCTGAATGACATCTTCTTCCACCGTAATCGCTTAGGCGTGATTGCAGATGAGAATGTTATCTTCAGTCGTTCTGGTAGTTACTTCTCGTTCTACCCTGAAACTGTAACTACTGTTCTTGATACGGATGCTATTGATGTAGCAGTTAGCCACACTAAGGTATCTATCCTTCGTCACGCTATCCCCTTTAACGAGACATTGCTCTTGTTCTCTGACCAAACCCAGTTCATGTTGAGCGCGGGTGACTCATTGACTCCAGCTACAGTGTCTATTAACCAGACCACTGAATATGAATCTAGCTTACAAGCAGAGCCTGTTGGCGCTGGTGAGTATATTTACTTCGCCACTAACCGTGAAGGTTACACAGGTGTGCGTGAGTTTGCCGTTCAGGCAGATACTTCAAGCAATGTCGCTATTGATGCGACCCTCAATGTCCCTCGTTATATAAAAGGCAAGGCAACATCCCTAGTCTCTAACACTAACGAAGATATGATATTTGTGTTGACTGACGGTGTACACAGTACGCCAACTTGTTATGTCTATAAGTACCTTAGACGCGATGGGCAAGCATTACAGATGTCTTGGTCTAAGTGGGAATTCCCCTTTGCAGACCGTATCTTAAATGTTTCAGTAATTGAGTCCACAGCCTATTGGATAATCCAACGAGGCAGTTCAATTACACTTGAGAAAATGCAGCTACAGGAAGCTCCTAAACTACTCGCCAATGGTGAAATGGTTTATCTGGATGCGATTGCGGCAGGCACTGTACCTCTAGCTAATCAGGTAGCAGTTACTTTAGGTGGTGAGAGCTTCGTGGGTTACCCATACACCATGTCTTACACCTTCTCTACTCAGTACAAGAGAAGCCAAGGCGCAGGCGGTAGTCAAGTTACAGATACTTCTGGACGCTTACAGCTACGCCAGTTCAAGTTGCTATACCAGAACACAGGTAATTTCACTGTGACCACTGATACGCAAGGCTTAATACATACCTATGGCTTCTCAGGGAAACCACTGGGCTTATTAAATTTAGGCGTAGTGGCTCTTGATTCAGGCTCATTTAAATTCCCTCTACTATCTAAAAATGACCGCGTGTCTATCACTGTAAGCAACGACACTCCTTACCCATCTACCTTCCAATCTGCTGAATGGACAGGTTACTACACTACGAAATCTCGGAGAGTTTAATGGTAGCTGTTGTCCGATTAGCAACCATTGATGATTGCAATAAGTTAGGTCCTAGATTGAGGGCCGCTGATAAGCGTGAGCTAAAAGCTTCGTGTGGGTATGGTCCTGTAACGGCCTTGACCCTATCCCTTAAGGCTTCAGACGATGCTTTTGTATTAGCCGATGAGCAGGATTCACCTGTACTCATGTTCGGTGTGGTAAACGCAGGCCAGGATATTGGTGTGCCTTGGATGCTAGGTAGTAATGGTATCTATCAGCACACTAGGCAACTCAAGGCTGAGTGCAAGAAGTGGTTAGAGTTTCTCCATGAGGACTATGGCCTTCTATATAACTATGTCCATGCAGAGAATCCTAAAGCTATCCGATGGCTTCAATGGATGGGCTTCACAATGGTTCAGCTTGTCCCTGACTTTGGGGTAGGTAAACAACCATTCTATGAATTCGTAAAGGTGAAACAAAATGTGTGACCCGATGACTATTGCGACTATGAGTGCTGTTGCAGGGTTTGCTGAGAAGCAGTCTCAAGCTGATGCACAGAACAAAGCAGCGCGCAGTAACTACATGCAGCAAATCACGCAGAAATCCTTAGCAACTATGCAAGAACATACTGCATCTTCCGACAAACTATTCCAAGACACTATCAAAGCACGTGAGGCGCAAGCTGGCTACGAGGCTTCAGTAGAAGGAATGGGTGGTTCTATTGTTGGTC